TGATTCAAATTTAAATAATATTTACGAAGTTTGTTCTTGTTAGTTCATCGTTGAACTCAAAGAGTTGATCCTTAGCCGCTGCTGATATAGCATCTTCTAAGAAAATGAACAATCTACGAACGTTGATTCGGTCAAATGCCGATGACTTACCAAATCCTGTTTTGTCTCCGAAAAGAACAATTCCAGCACCTGGTGAAAGTATTACAGGGTTAACTCTATTAGAATATAGAATGTCTCTCTGTTTTTTGCCTGGATTGTAGACAAGTTTCACTGAATTAAGTATTGCACCTCTTGCAGTACCCGCTGGTGAGAACCAAGGGAACTGTTCGATATCAGTTCTTGCACAAGTTCCAGCAATGTCACCGTTTAATGGTACATATCTAAATGTATTATTAAATCGGTCAAACATATATTTGTATCCACTATCGAATACACCATATGTTGTTGATGTGATTGGAGCAAAGAAACTAACAATGTTACTTGTCATCGTGTCTATATTATTCACTGTTACAGAACCTGCAACTCCATCATTCAAGAATGCTTGACGATGTGGTGAAACAAATGCGACTGCATCTTTTCTTGCCTCTGCAACTGCAATAACTTTTTCAGCGACTGCTTGTGATTGCTCTTTTGGATGATGAGCAGCACCCATCAATATAAAGTCAACCTCTACTTCTTCAGTATTTTCAAATAAACCATAACCAGTGATTAAATCGTCAACACCAGATGTTAAAGCACCAGAAGTTGTGTAATCTGTTTTATCTCCGTAGTTTGTTCCACCTCCGAGAGATGCTGTAACTACACCCGATAATCCAAAGTTTACTCCACTTGCATCCTGATCCCATCCGCTATCAGCATCTAAGTTACCGATTGCAGTTGCTGTTCCAGCAGTAAATCCACTAGTTACGATTCCAGCAGGTGCACTACCACCGTAAATATATCTTGAATTAGTTGCAAGATACTTTCTCCAATATGCAGTAGAACCAACTGAGTATTCAGCGTCTTTTGCTTTTGATAAGTTTAAGTGTTTTTCGAGAACAGTACCTGCATTACCAGTGATTGTTCCTTTATCATCAATTAGAACAACATGAACTTCATCAAATCTACCACCTCTTGATGCAGCGTAAGATGAAGTGCCAGGTGCATCTGCAACCTGATCCCATTCTAATTTGAGTGGATTACCGTTTGTATCTGTTGTGGTTAAGACTATGTTTTGTTGTTCAAACCAATCTTTAACTGCTGATACACCAACTGTTCCTCCAGCACTTACATTACTTCCTGCTGTGTCTAAACCAACCACACCAGTTGCAAAGTTATAAACACCACCGTTTTGGTAATTTACATTTGTAACTGTTCCAGCAGTTGAAACGTGAGCAAGAACTTTTACACCAATAGATGTTCCACTGACTTCAGTAACAATACCCTTGATATAACCATCAAGAACACTTGTTCCAGCAGCACCTGCGACTACTCTTCCAGAAGCAGATTGTGTAACACCCAGTCCAACTGTGCTGATACCAGATGCTGTTATGATTTGATCTGCTTTTGCATCAATAATTGCAACTCTAATTCCGTTTGCATATGTACCAGGTGTTTTTGATGCGACTGTTACACCAGTTATTGTATTATCATCATAACCTAATTGATTATAATGTGTATCACTCTTAATTCTTATACTTGAAGCAGCTCCTACAAAAGCATTTTTAAGACCAACTCCAGTTTGTGTGTTGAAATCATCAGCACGTATAACTTGAAGGACACCACCATAAGCTAGGTAAGATGATGCGACCATCCAATATTCATAGTGGTTATCCACTGAATATGGTTGTCCAAAAGTTTGTAATAAATCCTCCTCACTCTCAATGAGTTGAGCTTCCTCCACGGGACCTTTGGTAAAGGGAGCAACTATCGCACCAATAGAGCCGCTTGTAGCGTCTACTCTACCAATGGTGAGGTCAACTTCTCTTACTACTATACCAGGAGAGGCTAAATTTAAAGCCATATTGTATTCTCCAATCTCAGGATATTTTTTCTAAGATTATTTATTAAAAACACCATTTTCATCGGGGAAACGGTGCATGAACTACCAATCTGGGTATTCCCACTTGTTACTTATCTTATTTTTTGATTTCTTCACTCTACTAATTGTACATGTCTTACATTCATAAGAATATGATGATTGAATGCTTTTATTCTTTCGTATTAAATAAAATCCATCTATTAAATCTTTAACTTTTCCACATACTCGACATTTACGTTCTGTAAGAACGAAATGACTAACCTCCATTTGTTCATCAAAATCCATTACAGAACTTGAATAACTCCATTACAATCTGGAATATCTTGGAATATCTTATTTTGTATACCCTGTTTTAATGTCATCGCACTCATTGCACAACTTGTACAAGCACCACCTAGTCTTACTTTTACAAACTTTGTTTCTTCTTCTATTTCAACAAACTCTACAAATCCACCATCAGCCTCAATATAAGGGGCAATCTCAGACAATGATTTAATTACATTACTTGCAGTTAATTCCATTAAATTCCATCCCAAAAATGGTCAATTCCCACAGATGGCATATTTCGAGATAAAATATATAAACCAATATTACATACAAACCAATTAATATTAATTACCCACGTTTGCCTCCAAAGGTATTTTCGATTTGTTTCTACTATGAATATATTTCTCTGATTATCAGATTGTTTCACAATTTGTTCCAATATCAATGCAATGACAAATCCTATTGCATATATGTAAAATGCAAAATTTAAAAAACTAGAACTGAAAAGTAAAGCTGAAATCATCTGTAATCCCACATATAAGAACGGTCTCCGTACTCATCAGTATGCCACACATCTCCGTCTTTGTCAACGAATTGAGTATCTTCTAGTCCAGTTTCAATAAATCCAAATGGTGCCATATCTTGCTCAATTTGATTTTTTTGCTCTTCATATAACCTTTTCCTTACATCCTGATCAGTAAGTTCTTTAAAGTAATCTTGTGCAACTAACCATGCATATATCACAAGACACATTGCTAAGTCATCATTACATCCTTCCTCAGCCTCAAATGAATTACTCTTTGATATAAATGTAGTAAGTTCAGATATTATATTATAGTCTTTGAATAATAACTTATCCTCTTCAATCATAGTTTTGAGATTCAATGCACCAACCTTTTTAACTGTCTTGGACATCTTGACTCCAAGTTGTGTTTTCTTACCTGAGAATCCTTGTCCTACAATTTGACCAGCACGACCTCTCATTGAACACATTAAAAGATTTTGATACTCAAGATCATAGTGTATGATACTTGCAACCTGATCTCCAATATCATTCACTTCACATAAAATAAAAGCATTGTTATAAGCCTTACCAAGATCTACAATGATATTTGGAAATAACATTGGTTTTATTTCATTGTTTTTATATTTTCCAACTATCTTATGTGGGAATGTAGTAATATCTGCAATTACAAATGCAGAGTAGTCAATACCCACACCACGAGCAACGTCAACTGTAATCACATAATCATGATTTTTAATCGGTTCAAAGTAGATATCTAATCCACGATGGCTCTTAATTGGTTCATCATAAACTAGTGATTTTAATTTTGCAGAACTAATCAGAGTGTCAACAGAACCTAGAAACTCACACTCAAACTCAACACGAAACTGTTGTTCAGATGTGTTCGCTATTGTTTGTTCTTTCCAATATTGATCTCTGCCTGGCACTTCAGACCAGTGAACCTCAGTTGGGACATACTCATTCTTATCTCTCTCAGCATCATGCCACATTCGGTAGAAATGATTCATACCGTGTGGTGTTGATACGACTATGACTTTTGTTCGTTGACCAGAAGAGATAGTAGGATAAACAGATGCAAAGAATTGGTCAGCAATGTGATTCGGGATGAAAGCGAACTCGTCAAGAAAGATGACATTATAGGATCCACCTCGGACAGCAGATGCAGACGTAGATGCAGCGAGTATTTTTGATCCATTTTCTAATTCTAGTGATCCTTTATTCCATGCAAGTATACCCTGTTGCATCCACTTTGGCAAGTTTTCATATGCAAGTTGCAATCTACCTAATAAATCTCTGGCAGTAGAGGCCTTGTTTGCCAATATAGCAATATTAACGTTATCATTAAAAACTGCGTAGTGAAGCAAATAAGATACAACTGTAGTGGATTTACCCGTCTGCCGAGGCATCTTACAGATGTTAAAACGGTTTTCATGAAAGTTCCTTACTAATTTTTCTTGGAAAGGATAAAGATCAAAATTAACAAGACCTTCATCAAGTGAAACAATCTTGATATACTTCTTGGCAAAATAAACTGGGTCATGTCTACACGCAACAAACTCTAAAATTTGCTCTTGTGTAAATTCAATTTGTGTGTTGGCTTTCTTAAGATTCGGATTGCCAAGATAAATGTTGTCAACTGCCATAATTTAGATCATAAATTTTTTATCGTGTTCAATAGTTTTTTGTTGTAGTTCAAGGACTTTTTGTAATTTCTTTATCTCTTTCTTTAAATTCTTATTATCCTCTTGTTGTCTGGAGGATTGGTTCTCCGGGGTCATGACTGGATACTTGGTAATTATAGAGTTTAGCACCGGGATACACTTTGTGCATCTGTATTTGTACTTCTCTACGGGATGGTTTTTTGACTGAAGGGAAAAACATTTTTATCATATAGTTTCCTCCTCTCCAAGCCAGATATACGTCGATTATATTTCCAACTTTATTGTAATCAGGTAATTTGGTTGCCTCTTCTAATGGATCGACATATTCGATATTTGATTTTGGCGACCTCATCGGTTCTGGTTTGATGATGTCGATGAACTCGAAACGCAGCTTACCTTCAGCGTCTTCGACTTTAACGCCAGCGTGTTCTAAAGCGGTAATCTGAGATGGTGTCATGTTTACGAGTTTTGTATTATTATTTAGTCAACTTGACATGCATCAGTTAGGTCTTTTGCCATATTGCCACCTATTTCTGCACCTTCATTCATTCCTATCATCGTCGCAGCACCAGCAAGAACCCAACCAACAACGGGGACATTGGCAAGAGGAGCAGCAGCAATAGTACCAACACTACCACCAACGATCCTTCCTGTTTGCTCTCCACCTCCTTGTGCTTTGATACACTCTGCTTGTGCTGCACTGATCTTATTTTCGTTACTTCCTCCACCAATATGTTCAGTTCCGATGACTGTATATTCCTCTTGTATTCTTGTCTTATTATTTCCTAAACCAAGAAATCCTGCTTTTGTCTTGATGTCTTTTTGAACGGTCATAACCTTTGGATCATTCGCTCTATAACTGATGCGATATCCATCATGAGATGCCTCTACCTCATATGCCGTATATGGCCCAACAGGTAGATTTATCTTTGGAAGTGTTTTACGGTTTGATAGTAAACCAATCATACTAAAATGAGATACTCCAAGAAGCACACCTATACCAAGTGCACCCCATTTTAAGAGAGAATTTTTGGGTTTATTTTCCATTTCACTGATTCATAACACACATTATATATGCAAATCAACACTTAAATATCTAAAACTTTATCTCCTATCTTGACATTGTTCTTCTCAAACCATCCTCGATTTACTTCAAGCGCATATAAA